ATATAAATATTAGTAGAACGCCATAATGGGTTCTACAAAATGAAACTCGCTTAACAAAGGAGGTTTAAATGACCAATAAAGCAATTTCAATTTTTAATCAGTTAAGACCATTATCAGTAGGATTTGATGATGTATTTGACCACTTTGAGTCAATGTTTAATCATCAATATGATTCTATAAATGTTCCTAACTATCCACCATACAACATAATTAAGACAGGTAAGTACACTTATGATATACAAGTGGCACTTGCAGGGTATGGTAAAAAAGATGTAGATGTATCGTTTGAGAATAGCATCCTAACAATCAAGTCTGTAAAGGACGAAGATGAAAAAGAAGTATCTGATAATGACGGTGTACTTCATAAGGGTATTGCTAAACGTATGTTTACCAAGTCTTTCACAATCGCTGATGAGGTAGAAATCAAAGGTGCTGAACTGAAAGATGGTCTTTTATGTGTATCTATGGAAAGAGTTATTCCAGATCACAAGAAGGCTAGAACTATTAAAATTAAGTAGTTTAAGAGACCAGAGGCGAGGCAGCATTGACTTCCTCGCCTTTTTAGTATATACTGACACTATATAAATTATGAAGGAGTGAATATATTATGAACATAAGTACAGACACTTTATCGGTGTTAAAAAACTTTTCAGATATTAACCAGAATATTCTAGTTAAACCTGGAAATAAGATTCAGACTATCTCTACAATGAAAAACATCTTGGCAGAAGCAGAGGTGACGGAGAAGTTTGATAGTGAGTTTGCTATATATGACTTGCCAGAATTTTTAAGAGCAGTTGAGTTATTTGAAAAACCTGCATTAAAATTTAATGGTGGATCAAATGTAACTATAGCATCCGCAAATAATAAACAAGCAATCAAATATTTCTTTGCTGATAAATCAGTTATTGTTGCACCAACAAAAGCAATCAATATGCCAGATCAGTATGTATCTTTTACTTTAAAGAAAGATGATTTTGCTAGATTACAAAGAGCAATTACTACATTGAATTTACCAGATGTTGCCGTAGTAGGTGATGGTAAAAACATTAAGTTAGTTGCTACTGATAAGAAAAACAAATCTTCAAATGACTATTCTGAAATCATAGGAGAAACTGATAAGAAGTTTAATGCTTACTTTAAAGCAGAAAACTTAAAAGTTATTGGTGACGATTATGATGTAGAAATCTCACAACAAAAGATAAGTCATTTTGTTAACAGGAACAAACCTGTACAATACTGGATCGCATTAGAACCTGACTCTGAATTTTAAGGAGTTAGACTATGGCAGATTTTTTATGGGTTGAACAATACCGACCTAGAACAATACAGGATTGTATTTTACCAGATCAGACTAAAAAGACATTTTTAGAATTTCTAAAGAAAAAAGAAATACCTAATATGTTGTTGTCAGGTACAGCAGGAACAGGTAAGACTACCGTTGCTCGTGCTATATGTGAACAACTAAATGCTGATTATATAGTAATCAATGGTTCAGATGAAGGTAGACAAATTGATACGTTAAGAAACAAGATTAAGAATTTTGCGTCAACCGTATCTTTCAATAGTGAATCTAAACATAAAGTAGTCATAATTGACGAGGCAGACTATATGAATGCTGAGTCAGTACAACCTGCTTTACGTAATTTCATTGAAACATTTTTTGAAAATTGTAGATTTATATTAACTTGTAATTATCCTTATAAGTTTATTGAACCATTAAGAAGTAGATTTACTCAAATAGATTTTAAGATAGTCAATGGTCAAAAAGTAAAGACAGCAACTGCTTTACTTAAAAGACTAGGTGTTATACTTGATGAAAACAAGGTTCCTTATGATAAAAAGGTACTTGCCGAGTTAATCCAGAAGTATTATCCAGACTTTAGAAAGACTATTAATGAACTACAAAGATATTCAGTAAATGGTAAAATAGATAGTGGAATCTTTTATAATCAAAAAGAAGCAGATATAAAGAGTTTATTTGCGTCTTTGAAGAAAAAAGACTTTAACGAAACTAGAAAATGGGTCGTAAACAATTTGAGTTTACAACCAACAGACTTGTTTAGAATGATCTATAACTCATCAAAAGATTATCTACAACCTCAATCAGTACCTCAGGCAATACTTTTATTAGCAGGATATCAATATAAATCCGCTTTTGTCGCCGATCAGGAGATAAATATGGTCGCTTGTTTGACTGAAATAATGGCGACTTGCAAATTTAAATAACATAATTAACGAGGATACAATGGCACGAAGAACATTTTGGCGAACTTGCATAGTCAAATTGCGAATGTGGTATGCTGACATAAGAGGACATCACGGTAAACGATACAATTACGAACCAGGTGATTGGTATATGGGCAGACACAACAGACGCAACAAATAATGGCATACGAATTAAAAGATTACTTAAAAGCGATAAATGAGTCTAAACAAGACTTGATGAAATCAGATGAAACCTGGATAAAAAAATATCCAGCATACATAATTAATCGTTGTTTATCTATGTTTTGGGATACTCTTCCACAAGCAAATGAAATGAACGGTTATCACTTCCTAGACAATCAGGTCCAATTTCAGTTTTTACTAAATAGTGTTAGAAGAAAAAAACGGTTTGGTGGCAAATGGTTAAAACAATCCAAATTGAAAGACATAGAGTATATTAAAGAGTATTTTGGTTATAGTAATGAAAAAGCAAGAGAGGCTTTGAACATACTCACAAAGAAACAAATTGAACATATTAAAGAAACCTTATATAAAGGTGGGAGAAGAAAATGAGTGAAGAAATACAATGGTCGCCAGAGAGTATGTTAGAGGTCACCATAAAACAACCTGACGATTTCCTAAAAGTTAGAGAAACCCTTACAAGAATTGGTGTGGCAAGTAGAAAAGATAAGACGTTATTTCAATCTTGTCATATATTACACAAACAAGGTAAATACTATATCGTACATTTTAAAGAACTTTTTGCTTTAGATGGCAAGAAGGCGACTTTAGTTGAAAATGATATACAAAGAAGAAACACAATCGCTATTTTATTACAAGACTGGAACCTAATTGATATAGTTAAAAAAGAGGATGCGAATAATAAAGCACCTTTAAGTCAGATAAAAGTTTTACCATTCAAAGAGAAAAAAGAATGGAATTTATCTGCTAAATATAACATAGGAAAAAAGGTCACAACCGAGAATAGCGAAAATGCAAATACCAAAGTTTAAAGAATTTTTTGTAGAACAAGATTTAGAACGTAAGAAGAAACCTATTACGGTTGCTATTATTACAATAGCAGATTCAGACGACCCTAAAGAAAATACAACTGCTGATCTTATATCAAAAGCGTGTAAGAAAAAAGGCATAAAGTGTATTATAGTAAATACAAAAACTTCAATCATAACAGATAAAGACGAAGATAAAAATACGTTAACGGTGTATAACTATGATGGTGAAGGTGCTAAACACACTTTCATAGGTAAAGATACCGTTTGTATTTGTAGAGGTGGTGCTTTACAAGATGAAGGTGGTTTATCTTTAATATCTGCCTTTCAAAACTCACAATCATTTATGTTAAACACAAGAGCGGCAATGCTTACTTGTGATAACAAATTAACTTCAGCATTATTATTTGAAAAGTTTGGTATACCTACACCTAGAACAGCGTATGTATCAAACGAAAAGAATTTAAAAACTGCATTAGATAAAATCGGTGGTAAGTTTCCTGTCATATTAAAAACATTAACAGGTACACAAGGTGTCGGTGTAATCAAAGTTGAAAGTTATGAAGGTCTTGTTGCAACCGTTCAGGCAATGTGGAAACTAGAAGCAGAAATGTTAATACAAGAATATATGAAAACTGATTTTGATGTAAGAACTTTTGTAGTAGATAATAAAATATTTGCAAGTACAAAAAGAACTCATAGTAGTTATGACTTTAGATCAAATACACATAGAGGTGCTGAGGCAGAACCATATAAGTTAAGTGAAGAAGAAATAGAATTAGTTTTAAAAACTGCTAGATTATCCAGAGCATATATGTGTGGCGTAGATCACATAGTTTATAAAAATAAACCATACGTATTAGAAATAAACGGAAGTCCAGGATCAGGTGCTGACTATGAAGGTTATCAGTACAAAGATTATTATTCTGATCCAGAACCATCAGGCAGAATAGATGGTGAAACTATGATGTCTTATGTAATTGATTGGATTGAAGATAGAACTCATTGGGATAGACAATCACTTATAGAATGTGGTTGGTTAGAAACTATGGACGTAGATGAAATAGGAAAAGTTAGAGTTAAGTTTGATACAGGTAATGGTTCTCAAGCGTGTGCTTTACACGCAGATGAAATTATAGAATCAAAAGGTAAAATTGTAAAATGGAAATACGATGGTAAAGTTTATAGTAAACCTAAATTTGGTGTAAGTAAAGTATTCAGATCAAATGCAACTAACGAACCATCTGAAACAAGACCTACCGTAAAAATGGCACTTACATTTAATGGATTTACATATCCAGATATAGAAGTAGGATTAGATAGTAGACCTAGATCAGGTTCAGACTTATTAGTTAATAGAGATTTAATGCGACAGATGAATGTTGCCGTTAATCCTAATAGAACTTTTGTATTAAGTAAACGATTAAGACCTATTGAAAAAGAAGGAAAACAAGACAAAGTTGGATTTGAAAAGAAATAGCATTGACATTGGCGTCAATGTGTGATATATTATAATTACTAATAAGGAGAAATATAATGCAAGAAGTGAAAATAATAAGACTCTCTACTGGCGAAGATGTAATTGCTAAAGTCGGAGAGAACGATCAAGGATATAGTCTAAAAAATCCTTTCGTAATCATACCTCAACAATCAGCACCAGGACAACCAATATCTTTAATGATGTCATTGTATAATGCGTATGGCAAAAAAGATACGGTTACTTTGTCCAAGGATAAGATTGTTTTTATGACAGAACCTAAAGACGAAATATTAAAATCTTACGAACAAAATACAAGTAAGATATTAACACCTAAATCAAGTTTAATAACGGAAACAAATATACCTACATTAAAAAAGTGATAACGGTAAACTTTATACGGACAAATAATGATAAAGTCTGTGTTGAAGTAGAAGAAGGAACCACTTTAATGCAGGCAGCAAAACAGGCAGAATTAAAAGAAATCCCTGCTGATTGTGGTGGTAATATGGCGTGTGCTACTTGTCATATACATTTAAGTAATGCTTGGACACATATTCTTCCTATAAAAGAAAATGGTTTAGAACAATCATTATTAGAATATGAAAGAGGTTATATTCCAGGTGTAAGTAGATTAAGTTGTCAGATACAATTGACAAAAGAATTAGATAATTTAACGGTGAGATTAAGAGATAATGAACTTTTATAAAAGTGTAATAGAACATCACGGCAAACTTCTTGTTAGAGGTATACACGAAGGACAAGAATTTAAAGAGAAGATTGATTATAGTCCTACTCTTTATGCTATCTCACAACAACAAACAGAATTTAAAACACTAACAGGTCAATCTTTAAAACCAATTCAATTCGGTAGTATTAAAAAAGCAAGAGATTTTAAAAGAAATTACAATACAGAAAATGCACCTATTTTTGGTATGGATCGTTATCAATATCAATATATTGCTGATAATTATTCTGAAGATATACAATGGTCAAAAGATCATATAAAAATATTCACACTTGATATAGAATGTACTGCTGAAAACGGTTTTCCAGATGTACAAAATCCAATAGAAGAATTACTTTGTATTACGGTTAAGAATCAATCTAACAAACAGATTATAACTTGGGGTACAGGTGATTTTAAAACTGATAGAACAGATGTAACTTATATAAAATGTAGAAACGAAAAGTCTTTGATTATGGAGTTTATGAAGTTTTGGATGAAAAACTATCCAGATGTAATCACAGGTTGGAATACAAAGTTTTTTGATTTACCTTATCTATGTAATAGAATTAAATTACTTACAGATGAAAAAGTTGTAAGAAGATTATCGCCTTGGAATCTAGTAGGCACCGAAGAAATAACGGTAAGAGGTAGATCGCAATTGTATTATGATCTATATGGTATTGCAATGCTAGATTACCTTGACTTATATAAAAAGTTTATACCAGTAAGACAAGAAAGTTATAAGTTAGATCATATAGGTAAAGTTGAATTGAATTTAGCAAAAGACTCTAACCCTTATGATACATTTAGAGAATGGTATACAAAAGACTTTCAATCGTTTGTAGATTACAATATTAAAGATGTTGAGATAGTTGACCAACTAGAAGACAAATTAAAACTAATTGAATTAATCTTAAATATGTCCTATGAGGCAAAGATTAATTATCAGGATGTATTTTCACAAGTTAGATTTTGGGATACATTAATCTATAACTTCTTGCGTAAAGATAACATTGTTATTCCACCAAAAGAAGATAATATAAAAGATGAAAAATATCCTGGTGCATATGTAAAAGACCCATTGGTCGGTATGCACAACTGGATTGTTTCGTTTGACATTAACTCACTATACCCACATTTGATTATGCAGTATAATATTTCTC